GTGCTCTGTCCTTTATGCTTGTGGTCCGTGTGGATTACAGGCGAAAGGATTCCTGGTCACATGGCCGTTAGACATCGTGTGCATGAGTACACCGGTCCCGGAACAAGTTTTCTGATTTATGTCTACCGTCCTGACGGTAGCCTTAGTCAGATAATCCCTGCTTCGGCTGCTGGTGCACTCCAGAATAGTTCGGATATTACCGATACTATTCGCCTTCGCCGGTATGTAAAACCGGTAGGCCACACGAAGAGGTCAATTCGGTGGGAACCGAATCCCTCTAGGATGACATTTGGCAATGGCTGGTCGCAGGTCTATCAACCTGCTCCCGAGTTCATTACCAACAATGCCATCCGCATCTTTACGGCGAGCCATGTGCCGCTTGGTCCCTCAGGGGCAGCTGTAGCCAGCTTGACTGATGCTGCTTTAAGAGCATTATCAGATCAAGTCCCTCAGGAAGTTGACCTCGTCAACTTCGTGTTGGATCTGGGAGAAATGGGGTCTCTCATCCCATCTCTCGCAGAAAACATGGCTAGAACTGTTTCAGGAGGCTATCTCTCATACGCCTTTGGATGGAAACCATTCATCGGCGATTTGAGAAAGCTTGGACATCTCAACCAGATTGTCGCTGACCGCTTAAAGTGGTTACGCGACACTCGCGGTAGAGAAGTCCGCCTCGGTTTCTCATCGGACTGGCCCTATGAGGGTCCAGAAACGATGTCAATCGAGGATTCCTCCCTTACTCTCATTTCCTCTAGACGGCAGTTTGTAGCAGGTGCTTACCTGTTTCATCTGCTCGAGCGCCTAGAGGGAATGGAAGGAAATCTGAGGGCGTTCTCCTCTGCCCTCGGTCTTCTCAATCCGTCCGCAGTAGTTTGGGAAAGAATCCCATTCTCCTTTGTGGCGGATTGGTTCGTGAGGACCGATGGCATAGTGAATTCCTTACAACTACAACCCTTCTCAGGGTTGTGGAACCTAAGGAATATCTCACACTCTTTCTATTACAAAGAAGAGTGGGAGATCAAGAGTACACGGTCTGATGTTGCCGAATTTCTCGGTCAACTTCAAGCCACTCTTGTCGTGGAGACGTACACGCGGGGTCCAGGTCTTCCTGTGTCGTCTTCCGTTCTTACGGAGACGTCACTAACACCGCAGCAGCTGGTGCTTGCAGCTGCACTTTTGGGTGCAGCAACAAAGTAGTTGCTGGATGTCTGTGCGCGCAGTGTGTCCAACGTTGTACATACTGTACGTACATACTACGGAGGATTCCATGGCTTTCTCTGCTGACATCGTTCTCGATGATGCATCGGGCGACGATATCACCTATCGACTCACTAGCCAAGATGCTAATGGGTCGAAACGGATTGATATCGCCACTACCCTTTCGGCACCCGCCTTCTTGGCTATTCGTCATAGCCAGGCAGGTAAGGGTTCCGATACCGTTGATCGTCATTTGGTACAGTTCACCCGTACCATTGCCGATTCCAACGGGGTGCCGCGGACGCTTACGGTGAATTTCACCCTGGCTGTTCCGCGAAGTGCAGTGATCACTACTCAAGTGGTCGTCGACCAGGTGTCCAACCTGCTCGATCTCCTCATGAGTGGTGGATTCACTACGCTGGCTAGCACAGCGAACATCGACTCTCTGCTTCGGAATGAAGCTTAGCTTCATTTCGGGCGGAGGGTATCCCGCACACAACGAAGTGCGCTAGGGATTAACGAGCTCTGCTCCAGATGTCACAGAGTAAGCCGGTGGAAGCTTGGAAGGGCTCCGTAATGGACCCCTCGAAAAGCCAGGCCGAGTTTTATCTCGACCTCTGCGTGCAACTGATCGCTTGCGATCCGCTCGGTACCACTTCGCACAAAGCCTTGAAGAAGGACCTTGAAACTCTCGTTTCTCGGTTCAACTCCGAAGGGCTCTCGTTCCTAACCAAGACCCTCCCTAAGTTAGGGAAGGCTCTTGATCTGGGACTTGCGAACCTCAGGTTCCAATTACCCCGTGAGTTTAAACACTCACATGGTAATCGAAGTATACCTGCATTTCTGCAGGCTTACTTCAACCTGATCTTCCGCGAAGATGGTTCGCTCCTGGACTCAGCGCCTGCCGAAGCTGTCAAACATCTCCGGCAGGTACTCTTTTTCGCGTACAAGCTCGAGTTGCCATATCAGCCTTCGGTTGAGCGCTCTGTAATAGAGCGATTCAAGGAGACTGACTATGAACTCGGAACTGTTGTATACGACGATGCTACCGAGAGTTTACTCTCGTTGGCCTCGCGTATTACACAGAGTGTCTTTGAGGGTTTTGATCCCAAAGACATCCTGCCGCGACATGGTCCAGGTGCTGTGGCTACTGGTGAGAAGTTGGAAGATAAGTGGGAGTTCTCCCGCTTGTACAACCAAATTCACCAGTATTACCCCTACTACACATATTTCATGTGTGGAAAGGGGTCAGAAGCGGCTGACCGTCGAGACTGGTACTTCTCTATGTCGCGCCTCGAAAGCGGCACGGCGAAAGTCGTACTCGTCCCGAAGGACTCACGTGGTCCGCGCCTCATCTCAGCCGAGCCATTGGAATACCAATGGATTCAGCAGGGGCTTGGGCGAAAGATGGCGCAGCACCTCGAGAACGTTTCGACGTTTACGAAGGGCCGCGTCAACTTTACAGATCAAGAGATCAATCGTAACCTTGCTCTCGGTAGCTCAGCTACTCTTGAGTTTGCTACGCTTGATCTCAAAGATGCGTCGGACAGGGTCTCTCTCCGATTGGTTCAGCGAGTTTTTGAACATACTCCTGAACTTCTTCGGGCGTTAGAGGCTACGCGATCTGAGGCTACTCTTCTCCCTAATGGAGAAGTTGTGAGACTCCAGAAGTTTGCTCCTATGGGAAGCAGTCTCTGCTTTCCTGTAGAAGCTTTTTGCTTCTGGGTTCTACTTGTAGCATCAGCCGTCTCTGAGGCAAGAATGCCACTGAAACGGGCGGCTAGCTCAGTCTATGTTTATGGGGATGACATAGTCATTCCAACACATTGGGCTGAGCGAAGCATGCGCGTCTTGGAATCTGTTGGCTTGATAGTCAACAGAGACAAGTCGTGCATTACTGGTCCTTTTCGCGAGAGTTGTGGTATGGATGCCTTTAAGGGTATCCAAGTCACGCCTACTCGCTTAAAGAAGCAGTACAGCGATCGCCCCTCGGACGGGACGGTGCTCTCTTCTTAT